AACAAACCAACTATTTGAAATTTTATCATAGACCTCCGCCATTTTGCCTTCGCCAAATAGCTTATCAAGTAATCCTTTAATCGCTCCGGCTAATACTGGTAATATAATTGCCCACTTACCAATGTTTAATAACGTACCCCACGGATCTTTCTTTACTGCCATGAAGCCATCTTTTAGACCTTTAAATCCCGTTGAAAGAGTTGCTTTTAAAGATTGTGCGAGGATACCAGATTCAGACTTATTTTCTTTATTTGCGATGGCTTCCTTTTGGGCTTCCTTTCTTCTTGCCAGTTCAGCATCTTTTTCTGTGTCGCTCAGACCAACTAAACTTTCATCAATATTTTTGAGTAGTGCTTCGTTTCCTTCCCAAGAATCTGTTAAGACTTTAGCTGTTTGTTCAGAACTTAATTTAATTGCTGTAAACGCATCAGCAAATTTTTCAAGGTTGATTTTAATTTCTTTAATCGAATTCGTACCGGAGTTCCTTACAAGATCTCCTTCAGATTTAAGACGCTTAACTATAGCCTCAGTTTCTGGACTCAGCGCCTTTTTCTTTTCTGGTTTAGTTGTAGCCATTTATATTAACCTTGTTTCCGTTGTTCATTCTGTTCTTCTATCCATTGTACTAGCATACTAAAATAAAGATCTCTTTCAAAAGGCATCATAGCCTCAATTTCGGACACAGACCATTTGTGGTGTTGTGCCATGGAGAAAATCATTTGATAGTAATGCCCTAACGTTATATGGCTAAGGCTTAGGTAAAAAAACTACGGGTGCCCTCCACGACAAACGTTTGTTCTTTACCTTCACTATTTGTATATGGTAATTCTTTTCGTATCTTCGGCATTGTTTCAAAGAATAAAGTAATTCCTCGAATAACATCCCCGCCGAGACTATCCATAAAGGACTCAATATCTTCATCACTATAATCTTTAAAACTATGTACTTCATCTTCTGAAGCTAATGTATCTAAACAAGAAATCATTACAAAATAGTTAACTAAAGGATCGTCATTATTCATTCCAACAATCTTTATGAATTCATTAATAGATGGATACTTTAGAAACAGAGTATACTCATCGTTTACTTTGATTTCATTTGTATGAGTTTCATCTCGAGCAATATCAATCTCTCTCATATCAAGTTCTAATTCAACTTCTTCATCCGTGTCAGGATCTTTAATTTTGAACTTAGCCAAGTTATCAACTGAACGTGCTCTTAATGTTAAATAAACATATTCAAAATCAAACAATGCAAGTTCTTCAACATCCTTTTCAATTAAGCAATTAGAAATGATTTGTTTCATTGCTAATACTTCTTGTTCTGCGTCATCCGCTTCTTGTGCAACTAACAAGATCTTTTCTTCTGCTACAGAAAAAGGTCTGTATTTAGTTTTCTCACCTGTACTCGGTAAAATCAATTCCGAGATCGGCAAATTAATTTTTGGTAATGCCATACTATACTCCTATAATTTAAAATTGTATCACTTATATTTTTCCAAATGCATTACCAAGTCTATCTAGTTTATTGATAGCATCTTGTATGCTTGTCGGTTTCCCGCTTTTTAATGTTCCTCTTACCGCGTCTCCGAAGCCTGCTATATCTCCAAGGATATCTAACAAGCCACTTGCTCTCGATAATCTGCTATTTGTTTTTCCTGACTTTGCTCCATCGAATGACATATCAGTAACTGTAAACTGAACATCTAAGGTAAGAGCTGTATTTGTTGACCAATCTAAACTCAATGCTCCAACAGATACTGGCCATACTCCTTGTAGTTTAGTTTCGTAATATACATCAGGATAAGAATCTGTTGCGTAATGTTTAATAATCATATCACACGCAAAGTCTTTCTTAAATCCAACTTCATGTGGAAGTTTACCGTGTACTTCGCCAAAGACATCATTGCCTTTATTATAATTTACAATGTTTTGAGCCCAAGCGTGAAAGAACCTTAAAACATGATGATCAGAATCAACAAAGAAAGATGCACTCATTGGACCTGGATTCTGAACTCTTGTTGGATGCTTCTTTTTCATTTGTCCTGTATACGCTACTTCAGATGAATTAATACCAATCGCAGGTATATCCATTTTATAACAAAAGAAAGTAAACGTATGACCCATATCAAAAGCGTTATTTTCAGGTATTCTTTTTTGAAGCTCAGGTGGTAGTGTTACTTGAACAGAAAATAGATTAGCCATAGCTGGGCCGCCATATCTATCGAACTGACTTTTAAATTCACTAATGTTAAATGGCATTTATTAATTCCCCGCTATGAGCTTTCTTGAATCTGCCCAAACTTTCGATGACCCGGCTTTCTGGAAACTTTGTACTGGTAAAAATAACGCAGTGTCCCATTCTGATGAATTGATTTTAACAAACTTAGATCTTACGTGTTTTGCCAAATACATTTTAACGCAAGGTGCAAAGAACTTCATATTGGCAGCACTATTTAAAATCTTATAGTTTATATTCAATGCTGTATTCTCATCATAGTTTTTGTCTGATACAGTTGTATAAAGAGCATCCATTAATTGCGCTCTCATCTTTGGCGGTAAGTAATGCATATTCAATCCAAGTATACCACCTTTTACTTTATTTATTGGAAATATGCAAGGGAAGGCGTCATAGTATGGTAAAGTAGATTTATGTTTAGGATCATACCTAAAAAAGTACATTGATCCATAAACAGAATCACCACGTAACTGCGCTTTGTTTCTTCCTTTATCAGTATTACCTACAATCTCATCTTCTGTAATTCTTTTGCCTGCTGCTAACGTTGCTTGTTTACGGTACCATTCCCTTGCACCTTTTGTTCTAGCAGGAACTTGTCCTGATGTTATTCCTTTCACTAGAATATCTGAAAATAGGCTTGCCACTTATCGAGCTCCTGGTATATGTTTTTCTGTCATTATTGTCCACTGCCATCCGCGGTCAGCGCAAAAGTTCTTTGCTGCTTTCCATTTTGCTTCGTTAACACCCCACGTCTTAACTTCATTTAAATATCTTCTTGATATTCGACCTGTCTTTGTCTTGTTCTTATTTTTAATATCAGGCGGTCTACATTGACTGCTTGGTTTAATCTCAATCATAATAGTTTGAGGTTGACCTACGCCGTCTCTTTTATGTACAACCACATCCGGATAATACCTATGTATCTTTCCGTCAATCGGTGATCTATATGGAACAATCACTTCTTCAGATTGCCACCATATTACATCTGGGTGAGAATCCATCCATTTAAATACCTTAAACTCCCACAAAGACCTATAAATAATTTTTGTAGGGTCACCCTTATACTTGGTCGGATTTTTTGGTCTAAATTTACCCTTATATGCCATAATATACTTTCCAATTTTTATTATAAATAATTACATTATCCGTATACATATTTATTAGAATTAGACGGAGACAGCAAAGGAAATAAAGAATGGCAAGACCAAACAGCAAGATACGAGAATCCAATCGTGGTAATACTGAACGACTCTTCTTTCCAGATGGTGGATTTCCGCACGGCATTCAATTAATATTTAAAAAGTATAGCTACGAAGACTTAGTGTTAGGTACAAACGGTCAAACTAAAAAGACTGAATTTGCTACTGCTCAAGAAACTGGTGTATTGGCTGTTGAACTTCCAATGCCTAGTACATTAACAGATGCAACTGGTCTTCAGATAAATGGCTTTGAAAGAACTTTTATGGAATCGTTTATTGCTGATACATTGGCTCCTGCGTTTGATGGAAATATTGGTGACATTGCTAAAGATTTATTTTCATTAGGTGAAGCTGGTGCGAAAGGCGGAATTGATGCTATATTTGGAGGACTTGGTGCAACTACAGATGGACAGAAAGCAGCAACAGGTCAAGGCGCAAAGATCGCGTCGTTTATGATGAAGAATACTTTAAACAGTTTTGCTCCTGGATTGGGTAAAGCATTGGGTGCTTCGAGAGGAACCGCAATTAACCCTCAATCAACGCTTTCTTTCGAAGGAGTTAACCTAAGACAGTTTTCTTTTGATTGGACACTATATCCTGAAAGTAAAGAAGAAGCATTGTCCATTAAAAAGATTATAAGATCAATCAAAAGAAACATATTACCAGAAATACAAAGTGTAACAGGCACTGATGTTGATGGCGGAAGTGGTTTAGGGGCTAATTCATTATCTCGAGCCTTTTTAAAATACCCTGCGGTTGTTAGTATTAATCTATTAGGTATTGATGAATCGCACTTCCTTAGATTTAAACCATGTATGGTTGATAATATTACTATTGACTATGGAGCAAGTGGTGAAATTATTATTGCCGAAGGCGGTGTACCTCAAGGTATCAAAGTTAGCATGACCTTTAAGGAACTCGAAATACAAACGGCTCACGATTATGAAGGAGACGACGTCTAATGGCAACTAAATACTTTGAACATTTTCCGGTTATAGATTACCAAGGAAGAAAGGTTAAAGATATATCTCGAAGACCTGCTTTCGTAAGAGCAGTCGCAAATAACCCTTATCTTTATTATTCTTATACAGTTAAAGAAAGCGAGAGGGCAGAAGATATTGCCTTGGATTATTATGGCTCTGTAGATTATATTTGGTTAGTTTATATGGCTAACAATATTATAGATCCATATTACGAATGGCCAATGAATACTCAAACCTTTAACGACTATATGGTTGATAAGTACCAAGCACAGTCTGGTAAAATCGGAGAAGACGTTCTCGATTGGACCAAAGATGAAACAATTGACGAAAACATTATATACTATGTTAAAACAGTTTAGGAAATAACAAATGGCAGTTGATAATATTATCTTAGCACCGGAATCATTCCGAACAATTTATCTTCGTAAGGAAGATCGCGTGATTATGCGTACTGAACGAGGGCAGAAGATAATCATTAAAAGAATCATTCCTGAAGATTGGGTTCCTTATCGTATCTTTGAATACGAAGAACAAATTAACGATAATAAGAAAGAAATCTTTTTATTCGATAATGCATTCTTAGGTCAACTATCACGTGAATTTAAAAACTCGGTAAGTACTGAATAATGTCCGATTCCTTTAATCCTTCTC